TTCAGTGGTTATGATAAATATAAGTGGTTCTTTCTTTGTTGATTGTGATTGTTTGATAGCATCATAGACTTTTGAGTCCGTCATTTCATGGACTTCATCAATACAACCAACTTCGATATTGTAGCCATCTTTGTTTCTTGATTGAGCAGATAACTTCTTAATCTTATTCTTAGTCTTCGGAGAATAGATGTGATAGATGTTTTTCTTACTTCTAGTTTCCTTTGATAAAGCTGGAGATTGTTCTCGCATGTTGTTGATCTCTTCAAATAGGATATTCGCTTGTTCGGTTGTATTAGAGGCACATACTATATCCACACCACCTCGAGATAGAAAAAATTCAGCTAAGTCAATACCAGCAACAAATGTCGTCTTCCCATTCTTACGAGCAATGAGTAATATAACTTCGTTAAATCTACGTAGCCCTGAGTCTGACATCTTAAATCCGTATGCTGTTTGAAGGATTGCTTTCTCCCACAATTCAAGAATAAATGGCATACCATTGAATGGAGATTTTGTATGTTTGCAAAATGTTTCAATGAAATCAATTCTAAGTTGTCCTGGTTTTTCATCAAAATAATACAATGGATTATCTAGATCTTCTATCAGTAGATCTATTTCAGTTTTTAGTTCCTCACCTACGATGATATTTCCATTTTCAATTTCATTGTAATACTCGACTAAATAATTCATTCGTTTGCTCTCTTAAGAAATTCATCAAATGCATCATCTCCATCATCTACTTGTGTTCCAAGAATACTGTTCAGCGTTTTGATTACTGTTCCATATGAGTTCACTAATTTTGTGTAATACTTGGCTGCTTCAGTCTGACGTTGTGCGCCTTTGCTTGAAGTTTGAACAGCACCATATTTTCTTATTTGCTTTTGTAACTTATCAAGTTCCACTTTCATAAATGCAGCTTGATAAATTAAGTTATCTACTAATTCAGTCTTTGATTCATCAACCAAAGAAAAAAGCGACTTTAATCGCTCATATTCTATATTAATCATAACTTGAAAACCTCTTTTCCGATTTTCAAAAAATCTGCTTTGTGTTTCTTAATTGCCCCCTTACGCGGTACCCTTCGTATATAAAAAACAGTCATTGGGGCGGGGGCTACCAATTAGCAGGATATTGAATTACTTTTAAATCAATACCCCAAGTCTCTATCTTCCCTCTATTATTATTTCTCGTTACCTCTAAAATAAATTCAGTATCTGGTGCACCCATGTTTTCAACTAATTGAGTTACTTGAACACCTGGTTTCAACTCATTAAAATACTTCTTAAATTCATCGTTGTCTTTGTATCTGATGTTCACACTAAACAAAGGATTTTGATTATTGTTATATTTAAATATATTTCGACTATAATGGGCATAAAAACAGACATCTATCTGTTTCTTTGTACCTGATTCAATATAACTAAAAGTAAAAGTACCATTTGTTGTAGCCATATTACCACTTCCTTTCAAAAGGTATTATAACACGATTGAACATTTAACTCATTACCAAATTGCCATCTTCATCAAATTGCTGTGACTTTGAGAAACGTTTGTGTTGTTCGTTATGACACTTCTTACATAACAGTTCTAAGTTCTCTTGATTCAAACTGATCGCTGGATCCTTAACGTTATGTATTGTCAGCTTGATTATGTGATGAACTTCTTCTCCAAGAGCAACACACTTCTCACATTTACCATTAGCATCTCTTATCTTAATCTCTCTTGCTACTTGCCATGCTACTGATTTGTAGAATCGATGTAATTCTTTAGGCTTTCTCATATAGTTTTCTCAATTCTGTGATTTTATCATCAACATGTTCCCATCGAACATCTAAATCTTCTCTACCAAAGTGTCCATACTTTGCTAACTCCTGGAACTTGATTTTATCAAGGTTGAGTTCTTTTCTTATACTTTCTGGTCTAAAATCAAATACATAATTCACAAGTGCTTGTATCTCTTCATCAGATGTTACACCAGTATCAAAGGTATTAACTAAAACACTCACTGGTTTTGCTACGCCAATTGCATAGCTCAAATGAACCTCGCAATGTGTGGCCAAACCTGCCCCTACAACTGCTTTTGCTACGTATCTGGCATAATAAGCCGCACTGCGATCAACCTTGCTTACGTCCTTGCCAGAAAAGGCTCCTCCGCCATGTTTTGCGTAGCCACCATAAGTATCAACGATAATCTTTCTTCCTGTTAATCCAGAATCAGCATAAGGACCACCAATCACAAACTCACCTGTAGGATTGATTAATACTTCTGCATCTATAATCGTATCGAAATCAAATACTTTGGTTAGGACTTCATTGATAATGATATCCTCATATAACTCTCGATTTACTCCCTCTTTTGTTTGAGCTGATACTACAATGGTTTGTACTTTCTTAGGTCTTCCGTTTTCATAGCCAACAGACACCTGACATTTACCATCTGGTTCAAAGATGTGCGAGTATTTCTCTTTGCGAATTTTATCCATCTCTTTTGAGATTTGGTTTGCTAACATGATTGGTAACGGCATAAATTCTTGTGTTTCATTACAAGCATAACCAAACATGATCCCTTGATCGCCTGCGCCTTGCTCATGTGACTCGGTTGAATTCACACCAAGAGCAATATCAGCTGATTGTTTAGATATCTTTTCCATTACTACAAATTCATCTTCATAACCTATCTCTATGAGTTTTTGTTTTGCTATATTTGCATAGTCTACTTTCACAGTTGTAGTTACTTCACCAAAGACAAACACTAAATCATCCTTGATTGCTGTTTCTACTGCTACTCGAGCGTTTTTATCTTGTTCTAAAATTGCATCTAATATGGCATCACTGATTTGGTCACAGACCTTATCCGGATGTCCACTAAATACGGATTCACTTGTTATTACTTGCATTACTTCATCTCCTTTATCAACTAGTAAAAAAGGAGCTTTCGCTCCAGTTGTTATTTTGTTATCTCCCATGCTGTGTAAACTGATCGGTATGAACAATCCCAAGTATCAAGAATTACTCCATCTACACAAGCTGTAATATGTCCAGCCATTTTTAAGATGTAAGTACCCTTTGGATGCAACTCTGTAAAGTCACTACCTTTAATTCTTGGTTCTCCTTTGATTGCTTTGAAAATCAGTCTAGGATAATCCTTCAAATAATCGTATAAAAACTTCGTGACTTTGTAACTTGTATATCCGAGTTCTCGTTTCTTGCGATTCAATTCTCTACGGCACTCTAGGTAATCAGTGTCTGTCGCTGTTGCGATTGCTCGAACAACACAATCTGATGTTTTGATTCCTTTTGGATGTACGTTAAATTCCTTAAACATAAATAGCCTCCTTTGTTTTGGTTACTATATATATCACTCTAAAGAGACTAAATAGCAAGTTATATTTCCACTATAGTGACTTATTTTCAAAATAATCGAAATCGCTAAGTGGAGACCTTTTTCCATCTCTGATCAAATAGCAATCTTTATTCGTTCCTTTATGTTTGATATAACGTTTTACAGTCACATCAATAAACTTCTCATCAAGTTCCATTAAGAATGATTTACGATCCAGTTGATCAGCTGCAATCATCGTTGAACCAGAGCCACCAAATAGATCCAATATGGATTCATGACGTCTTGAGGAATTACTGATTGCTTTTCCTACAAGTTCAAGAGGTTTCATAGTTGGATGTTCTTCATTCTTTCGAGGCTTGTTATATTCCCAAATAGTATCTTGAGAACGATCATCTACAAAATAATGAGCTGCTCCCTCTTTCCATCCATACAGAATCGGTTCATGTCTCCAGTGATAATCTTGTCTACCAAGTACCAAAGCATTCTTAACCCAAATCAAACATTCAGCAAGTTTATATCCAGCATTCTTGAATGCATTTCTAAAGTTGAGTCCTTCTGTATCTGCATGGCAACAATATATCGCTCCACCAGGCTTTGTATGTTCAAACATATTCTTGAACGCATCCAATAAAAAAAGATAGAAAGTGTCATCTTCCATCTTATCATTTTTAATCTTTCCAGCCGTTCCTTCATAATCAACATTATATGGAGGATCGGTAAAAATCATATCTACTTCTTTTCCATCAACCAATATTTTTACTTGCTCACTATCAGTGGAATCTCCACACATTAATCGATGAGGTCCTAGCTCATAAATGTCTCCTGGTTGTGAGAATGGTACTTCAGGGATTTCATCATCAACATCAAAATCATCATCAGCTGCATTCTCGGGAAGCAGTTCTTCCATTTCCTCAAACCCAAACTGTAGCATATCCATATCTAGGTTTGCTAGTTCATCTTCTAACTTCGATAAATCCCATGTAGCAAGTTCAGCTGTTTTGTTATCGGCTAAGCGAAATGCTTTGATTTGTTCGTCGTTTAAATCGTCTGCGATAATACATGGCACTTCTTCTAAACCAAGCGATACAGAGGCTTTTAATCGGGTATGTCCGGCTATAATGACGTTATCACTGGTAATAACAATCGGAACTTTAAATCCGAACTCTCTGATTGAATTAGCAACCGCCTTGATTGCCTCATCGTTGTTTCTTGGATTGTTTTCGTACTCTTGGAGTGTTGATACTGATTTCATCACTATATTCATTCGTCCAAACCTCCTCACCTTTTTCTAGGCGTTTCTCCATTAGTTCTATTTCTACTTTCTTTTCGTTGTATTCGATACCAAACTTCGTAATCAACAAATACTTTATTGCTTGAATATCAGGTAACGATTGCTTCTTGTATTTTGTGATCCGTTTCTTCGTACCTGTTTTTGTTTCCTCGATTACTGTTTGTGTCTCTTCATATTCAAAACCGATCGCTCGTTGATAGATAGCATCAACTAACTTCAGTTTTAGTTCTTCATCACCAAACTGAAACGCATCGTCTAGTCGTTTATGTGCTTTACGTAACTTGATGACTGTTTTTTCTGTGATACCCAAATACTCAGCGACTTGTTTTTGAGTTGCTCTTTTGGATACCATTTCCGATATTGCTTTTAATTTGTTCTCTAAATGTCCAGATTTCTCCCAACGCTCATACGTGTCAAGCATCTTTCCTTTCATAAAAAATCACTCCAACTGTATCAAAAAATTGTAATTATATACCAGTTGGAATACTACAAGTATCTCTGCAAAAACAAAAAAGAACCCATTTAACTGAATTCTTAATCGTTTCTAGGCTGGTTGTTAAGCCAGTATTCCATTTTGTTTCCACCTTTGCTCATTATAATACTATCACACCCTTGACAGTTTCACAATATATCAACCTTGCTCAACCTTGTCATTTTACCCTCGCAGATTTTACACATACTGTTATGAGAGGAGTTGATAGTATGAATGAAACAATTGTGGAATTCAACATTAAAGGTTATCATGTGAAAATTGATAATGAATCGACTACTATTACTGAAGGTGAAGAATTATTACTTAGAGTAGATCACCAACATGTAAAAAGTATCGTAACATTCGTTATTCAGAAGATTAACCAAATCAAGAAACAAATCGAAACTAAGGAGTAGCTACAAACTCCTTTAGTTCTTGTTAAGGTAGTTCAATCTGCAGTAATGCTTTGTCATGCCATCTTCTTATTGTAGCTGATGAAAAGAACATTCTATCAGCAATTTGTCTCCAGCTTAGCCAATCAATATACCTATGAACTAATATCAATCGGTAATCTTTGTCTTCAATTTGCTCTATGGCTTGAAGTACTTCTTTCTTGTAACAGGGCAACAATCGTTTCATTTCTTTGATCTCGAGTTCGTAATCGAGAGTCTTAAGTATCCACTTCTCGAATGGAGCTTTTAGATTCTTACCACCATCAACTCGAATTGCATCAAATTTAATTCCTGGTATCTCATTAGCCAAACGAATATATTCATCCACTAAAGCTTGTAGTTTTTGAATCTTCACTTTTGTATTATGATATCGGCTTAGGTATTCTTTCACATCGTTCATAGCTCCTCCTTCAGTTTACTTAACACATTGATTTCGATTGATATCCCAGTTGGATCATCGGACCATAACTTCTCCACATGTTCAACTACCACTTGTGCGTCATCATTCCAGAATCCAACTTCCGTCATGCAATCTTTCAGCATCTTCTCCAAGTTATCTGTATCTGGTCTAGTGACTCGCCACTCTTGATGCTTATGTCTTTTGCCTCTTGGGAATCTCCATATCACATCAAGTCTGATTGGACCTTGTATCGGTTCCTTTGGTTTGAATGGTTTCAGATGTTTGATAATCATTCGTCTTGCTTTCTTTAGTTTTTCAGGTTTATAGAAAACTGGTTTGTTGTTCACCAGTGTTACTTTATTTTGCTGTGCAGTAATTGTAGGTGGATCTAGTAGTAGAAATATTTTCATAATTTCCTCCTTTTTCAATTTTTCATTAGTTTCAGAAAGGCAGTTGCTGACGTTGATGCATTTGTTTGGGATAGGGCTCATTTAATGCCCTATCCTACAAACATGCGTCAGCGTGTTACGTACAACACATATATAAGGCCATTCCGTAACATTTACGTATAGGTAATTTCACCCTATTTACACCGTAAATGCGTAATATTTACAGATAGGTGATTTTTGCCTTTCTGTACGTATTATTTACGTCGGTAAACTTTACCTTTTGAGTATTTATAGTCGTCATCAAATTCCCGAATTCGATCTCTCACTGTCCGCTCTTTCACACCTAAATACTCTGCAAGTTCATCTACATCACACACACCATCTACATCTATATTGATATCAAATGCGGTATCGAATTCTTCTTTTCTTGATTCTGGAGTCTGATTCCGTTTACCACTTTTTTCTAGGTTTGCCTTTGGATCTCCATCTGCATAATTTTTAGCTAAAACGCCAGTATCATCGATTCTGTGTATCGGATATTCAAACCAAAAATTCACTGGCTTGAAGTTTTGAAATTCACGTAAACTACTCTCCAAACGCCATGCAGTTGAAGTCATTACATCAGCGTTTTGTGCCATGAATTCTTCTGACGTTTCAAGTTGAATCATATCGAGCTGTGCATCTGGATCACGAGCAAACACACCCGAACCTGAAGCCCTATCCATTGCTCTTTTGAATCCTTGTGAGCCTTTTGAATGATGATGACTATATATTGCAGTACATCCTGTTTCATTGCATATCTTGTCAAACTGGTTACTGAATTTACCCATTTCTGAAGCATTGTTTTCATCTCCAGTGATAACCTTATAAATTGGATCAATGATAATGGCATCAAAGTCTTGATTTGCTACTTTTCTGATCAGTTTCGGAACTAACTTATCAAGTGGCATTGCACGACCTCTAAGGTTCCAGATAACTACGTCATGACTGTATTTGGGTTTTATCTTCATAGCCTTATATATTACTGCGAATCGATTAATCGCACTTGGTTCATCAATTTCCAAATTCACATACAATACCTTTGATTTTTTACATTGAAATCCAAGCCATTTGATTCCTTCAGCAAGAGCGATTGCGAGTTCCATCAATAGAAAACTCTTCCCTGCTTTGGATGAACCAGATATAAGCATTTTATGTCCAACACGAACGACTCCTTCTATAAGTTCATCAGGTAATTTAGGTTGATTTGCAAGTGCTTCATCTAAGTATCTTAGACTAGGCATTTCATCATTGACACCTTCAGCATAATCCAACCATTCGTTCCAATTGCGTCTACCTATGTTTGTATCTACTAATGTTTGAATAACACCATTTCTAGTTACTCCTGGTAATCTTGACAATCTTGATGGATTACGATTTGCGGTATCTACTTTAAAGTCATGCTTAGCTAAAAAGCCGTACAAGTACTCCACTCGTTTTCGATATTCTTGATAATTTGGAGCATCCACCTTAACGATTGCGTGTAAGCTCTTTGAACCACTATGAACCAAACAAGCAATCGGTAACTCTAGTCTTCTGTATAATGCATCTTGATCTGGAATAGGCATGTCATCTGATTCAATTAATGCATAGGTAAATCTAGTAATATTTTCATTTTTAACACCTGTTCCATCAACCGGATTAAACCTTATCCAAGCACCACATTCATCTTTCCAATCACCAATCACAGCACCAATGTCATCAGGATACTTTTTGAGTTCATTGATCAGTTCTTTCGCAGTTCGATCATATTGCCCTTTTCCTGGAACCCACCTTCCATCTTTGTTCCATACATCATTTGTGACATAGGCAACTAACTCATCGTCTTTAAATAATGTCTCAAGATATTTGACGAGTTGTTCAGAAGGTGTGAGGTTTGTTATAGGATCATAAATTAAACCGTCACCATCGTATTCAATCGTGTCGTCCCAATCCATTACTCCACCATATGGTTCCCATCCTGTATCTTTTGCCATTTTGATAATTGTTCCACCTGATATGGGAATAGAGGAACCTTTGAAAGTTCCCCATTTCCTATCGCATTCACCATCTTTATAACGACTATCATTCTTGCTCCAGTCATCCCATACTGAACAATCATATCCTTCGGCTTTGAGTGCCATGCCTATTTGAATCCATTCTTCATATGTTGTGTTTGATGCGTTTATTTGATTTAAAGCTTCTAATATACTGTCCATTTACATCCTCCTACGGTCTATATGTTGCAGCATTGACAGTTCTTGGTAACATCCAATGATTATCTGCAATTCGTGTTATCATTTTGCTTGCTGCTTCAAATGCCCACATACCGACATGTAAGAATCCGTATCGTTCTAAGAAGCGTATTTGTTTTGGTGTTGCTAAGCCTTCGATTTGTCTGTTTTTCAACTTTTCAATGAGCATACTTGCCATACCACAACTTGTAACTGCATCAGGATATATTCCATGTTTTTCTAAGTAACTTAGTTGTCTTTCAGTGGCTGGTCCCATTTCCCATACAAAGGTAGGTTCGTAACTAGCCAAGTCTTCGGCTGAAATGGAGAATGCATATTGGATTGGATCTACAAGTTTCGATTTTCGTTTTCGCATCGCTGCAAGTTCACGAGCTAATGCATCTTCTCGTTCTTGAATGGCATCACGTTCTGCTTCTACTTCAGCTTCCAGTAAATCAATACCACTTTCTTGATCCATCATTTTCTGATCGATACGTTTCGCTAATTCTTCATCTTTTGAAACAAGTGCGGAAGGTCTACATAAATCATGGCGTTCAGTCATCCATAAGAAATCTAGTAACAATAACTCTTTCTTTCCTGGATGTAACCTCATACCACGTCCGACCATTTGTTGATATAAGCTTCTTACTTTAGTCGGTCTCAACACAACAATGGTATCCACTGATGGACAATCCCAACCTTCTGTTAAAAGCATTGAGTTACATAGCACATCGTATTCTCCAGCTTCAAAGTCAGCTAAGATTTCATCCCTGTCAGGACTATTTCCATTCACTTCAGCTGCTCTTATTCCATGTAGGTTAAGTAGTTCACAAAACTTCTGAGATGTCTTTACTAATGGTAAGAATACAACTGTTTTTCTACCTTTACAGTAGTTGAGCATCTCTAGTGCGATTTGGTTAAGATATGGTTCTAATGCTGAGCCAACTTCTCCCACTGCATAATCACCATTTGATACACCAACACTATGGATATCTAGTTCAAGCGGAATCATCTGTGCTCTAACTGGTGCAAGGTATCCTTCTTTAATAGCCTGATGTAATGAATATTCATAGGCTTTTGAATCAAAGTACTTTCCTAGATTCTTCTGATCTGATCTATCTGGAGTAGCAGTTACTCCTAGTACATTTGCACCTTCAAAATGCGTCAGTATACGTTGATAAGTATTACTCATCGAATGGTGTGCTTCGTCTACAACGATTGTCTTAAAGTAATCACTTGGAAAGTTTGTTAGTCTTTTGTGTTGTGATAATGTCTGAACAGATGCAACAGTTACTTGTTCTGATGCGCCAATGGCAGAGGACTCAGCTTTTTCTAAAGCCGAATCCAATCCACTGGTTTCAAATAATTTCTCTGAAGCTTGATCGAGTAACTCTCCACGATGTGCAAGGATAAGTGCTTTACTTCCATCTTTCGTTTCTTCTTCCACTACTTTTGAAAATACGATTGTTTTCCCTGTACCAGTAGGAAGTACTAATAACGTTTTTTGATGCCCCTGAATCCATTCGTTTCTAATTGCCTCAACTGCTTCATTTTGATAAGGTCTTAGTTCCATAACCATTACCTCCTAGAAAGGAAGATCGTCTGGAATGAAGAACTCTTCGTTGTAGTCGATAAAGCGATCAATGTCATTAGTTGTTTTTTCATCACCATAGGAATTGATGTATTTACGAGGTTTGAAATGAGCACGACCTTTGGAACCAACAACTTTATTCCAATCCATCGTTAATTTCTCACCATGTTTTTTCTGTCCGATACATCTAAAGAATGATGAAATACGCCATTCGATAGTACGATATAATAGCAAATCAAACTTCACTACAGCACGTCCTTCTTCTGATTCGACTTGAACGGTAATTGTCGCTTTATTACATGCAGGAATTTTAGCTCCACCAGGAAATCTACCTCGTTCAAAATGAGTGACTGTAAAGTTGTAATCACCTTCTGGTAATATGACTAACTCCTGTCCGTCTTCTTCGATGGAATCATTCCAATCCATCAACATGTTTTTATTTTCTTCCATAATTATTGTTCTCCTTTTTCATTTTTTATCGTTTCTACAATCTTCTTCCAATTCGGGATAATCCAGCGTGTAATGAAATCATCTGAATATTCACTGATAGGTGTTTCTAGTTCATAGTGTCCTTTTGCGGCTACTACTTTTTGCAACTGTTCTTCTGTAATGTCATCTTCTACAATTTTCTTCTTCAACTGTTCAACGAATGCTAAGGTTGTTACATCTTTTGAATCGTAGTCCATCACTTGTTCAGCTGGTACATCATACGTTTCAAATAGGTGTGCAATCGCTTTGAAATCAAGTTCTAGTTCTTCAGGTAAATCGAATCTGTTCTTTGCATCGTAAGTTGGATTATGTGTGGTATATAGAACACGTTTGCCACCTTGTGCTTTTTTCTTATTGGTATCAGTTGTGACGACATAGATCTTGTAGTTCACAAAGAATAATGCGTCACTCCATTCTTTAATAAGTGGTGCTACTTGTCTTGATAGTTTCATCTCGTATCGATCGAATGATCCTTGTTCTTCTGGCAACTCGAATTTTCGTGGTTTGGCATGTGCTGTAATCACGACATTGATACCCACTTCGATTAACTGGTCAAGCAGTGATAACAGTCTTGCATACTCATCAACTAAGTAGACATAGCCTTTGCCGTATCCGAAGTCTTCGATATTGTTTTTACGATACTTTTCACATACAGCATTCGTACATAACGTTTCCGACCAGTCAGCTGTATCAAGTACGACTGTCTTACAAATATGTGGATTCGCATGGATCTCTTTTACTATTGTGATTAGTTCATTCCATGATTTGTTACATTTGATTCTTCTTACATCTAAATTACTTGTTCCACCCTCTGTATCAAGAAATAATGGTTCTGGAAATTGACTAGCGAATGTGGACTTCCCGATTCCTTCCGGTCCATAGATGACGATTTTCTTAGGGCGTTGTTCTTTTCCTTCAATAATATTCAACATTTTATTTTTCTCCTTTTTCTATTGTTATTACCTCTTCACGAGGATCTGTGTTTGGTACTAGAATCATTGAACCTGTTTGCATTGTGATATATGGTCCGATAATGCTAGTAACTTTGTCTTTACCGATTCGTTTGGTCAGTTCAGTAATGCCTGCAACTTTCTGTGCTGTGTATGGATTAATTCCTACTTCTTCACAAGCCTTAATCAATCCTGGTTCATCTGTAATCTTTCTTGAAACTCGAGCGTGAACCAATTTATAATCAGGCCACTTATATCCACGCTTTGCTTTCTTTAGTGCGTAAGATTTGATGTCTTCAGCAAACTGGATCATTTCATCTAGTTTAGGTAGTAAAGATTCAATATCACTATCTGTAAGTTGAGCGATAGATTTGTTAGAATTACTGAATGTTTCCATCATGGCATTCGCTCTAACTGCACACGTTTCTCTACCGGAACAATAACGACAATGTTTACCTGGATTTCCATGTGGCGTCTCTACTCTTGTACTCAATACTGCTGGGATTAATACTTCTGATTCAAACTTCAATAAATCATCAATCGACATTTCGTAATCATTCGTGTTATTGATGACAGGTTGGTAAATTGCAAGTCGTATGTGTTTCACTGGGTATAGATCCTTGTATGCCTTGTAAAAGTAAAGAGCATAGATAGCAAGTTGTGTATTAAAAGTTCCAGCTTCATGATCAAATGCATACACCGGTGAGCGTCCTGTCTTTAAATCAATAACTGTGAGCGTCCCACCATCCACACCGGAGATAATGCCACAGTCTAACGTTCCTCTTGCATCTTCATCAAAATCCATATCCAGCAACTGTTCGATAACAACAAATGGTTCTGTTTCAGATCGCTTTTTCTCATATTCAATGGTGTTAACAATGTAATCTGCATATCCATCAGCAATGTCCTGCATTTCATCTGAATACATATCGAGTTCTTTGATTAGTTCATCGATTGGTTTTACTTCACTGTCATAATCAACTAGACCTAATGACTTACTAACAAGTGCTGCACCTAGCTCATGACATTGCGTACCAAACTCTGCTTGTGGACTCGACTCTTGGTTTGAACCATCATTGAATACAGTGCTTAATGGACAATTTAACCAGATACTACTTTTACTTGGACTATACTTTCTACTGTGAATTGTTGGACTTCTTGACATTTTTTTCACCTACCTCTTCATAAATTTCAATGCCTGTTACCGAATCACTTGGTGCAATGATCAAGACTCGTTTTTTCTTACCAAATAACTTATTGAATAGTTTCTTTGGAAGTGTCTCATCCATTGTCTCGATGATGTTGGTATTCCTACTCCTTTTGTCCGCTAAGTTAATGCGAACCCTATGCTTTTTGTCTTGCATATTTTTCCTCTTTTCTAGAAGTGCCTTTTTGCCTTCTAAATCTTAGTCCGCATTTTCATCTCAAAAGTTCGGGTTGGTTTGAAAAATGTTCAATTATTTTTTTCTCAAGTGTTTTTACACGTTCTGATACTGTGCTTTTTGATATACCTAATATCGAGCTAACATCTGATTGTTTTAGTTCTTGAATATAGATAAGGTCAAACATCTCTTGCATGGTAGATGGTAATGTAGCAACAAACTCTTTGATGATCTCGAGTTTTTCATAATTATCATTAGAATTGATTTGCTCTGAGTAAATAGAAGCTTGATACAACAGGCTGCTTTTATCGTCCTGTGAATTTTCATCACCATTAAATGCATTAAGATTCATGATTCTTGGTGGTTTGTCATATGGATTAACTTCTTCAGGATGTTCTTTCGCCCACTTCTTTTTATTTGCTATGCGTGTTTGTCGCTCTGTATTTGTTTCACAGTTGATGTATTTAAGGTTTGATCTTACTTCAGCATCATCTTGTCTATGAAGTTCGGTAATTGTTATTTCAGTGATAGACTCATCGACTAGAATGGATCTATCACCGGATGCATGAATTGTTGTTGATTTACCAGGTTCAAGGATGACCTTATCTCCATTAGCAAAAAAATAGGTGTATGTCGTTCTTTTCGAAGTTGGTGTTTTACGTAATTTCATAAAAAAATACCTCCAAATCAGATTTTTATTCTGAAATGGAGGTACTCTTCTCGTATATTGTAGTCAGTTCAGTGGCGTAGTAAAGAGAACGGATATGTACATCCATTTCAATTTACAGGCCACTCTTCACATTAGAATGAACTGTACTATTTAATTGATTTGCACTTCAATGTGATCAGCTGAGCAAAGGCTGTGAAGTACTGGCTAGGTTAGCTAAATCCTAATTCGATACTAGTATAAATGTTCTACACGATTAATAACATGGGCGTGTTGTTGGTTGTTTTTTGACTTTTTGTTGATTCTTTACAAATGCAAATTTTTTCTCTGTAATATCAAAAAATAAATTTATATGATATAATTTAAGTTAATTAAGGAGGTGTTTTCTATGACCTATAACTACAATGGTTTATGGAAATTGATGATAGACAATGACCTTAAGAAAAAAGATATAATGGAGCAAGCAAAAATCTCATCATCAACAATGGCTAAAATAGGAAAAGGACTCCCAGTTAAATTGGAAGTCCTAGCAAGAATATGCGAATTACTCAAATGTAATATTGGGGATATTTTAGAAATTCGCTTTGAGGGGGAATAAACTAATGAAAAAGCTTTGTTTGAGTTCATATCTAAAGATTCTATACTTTTCAAAAGTAGGAATTAACAGTACTGAATTATACAAATGTTTGGTTGGTTCACTTTTTGAGGATGAATTTGCCTATGATAATGACCCAGGAACAATAACAAGATATAAAAATGGTTCAAAAGACATTCCTAGACCACTCTCTACAGCCGCTACAAATGGAGATGTTAATGATTTAAGTGTTGAATATTCAGACAATTTAGTTAAGAAACTTTCTCCAGATAAAAAATTCAATATAGTGCTTGCAATAAAAGATTTACTGGAAGATGATGTTTCTTTACCAAAAACTACAGTTATTGGTGACCATGATGCATTCACAAAAGAAATTATTGTTAATAATTCTACATTTTGTTTACCTGATTTCCTTGCAAATATAACCATGTATTGCTTAAAGGTACCAAACGTAGAAACCAAGGAAGTTGATAAACCTTTCTTTGATTCATTTGATTCCAGAAGAAATGAAATAAATTTTAACGATAATCCATTAAAGGTAGATACTGAATTAACTAATACAGCTCGACAAGATTTATTTGATAAAACATTTTTTGAAATTACTCATCCCGGTTCTTTGACAACACCAAATCATTCAACGATTAAAATATATGCCTTAAGTTTCCAAAACAAAGAGTTTAGCTTCAGAGATATAAATTCGTTTGTCCTTAGCAACATTGGAAGGTATGTTTTTTCTCGAGCAAAAAGAAATGAATACAAAATTAATGACAACCTTGAAGCTTTGGCATTTGATGCAATTAAGGAGTTAAAGAGGATTAACCCATCATTTTCATTAGGTGATCATTTTTCTGAAATCATGCTTTATTCTTTTCTAGAATGTGCTCTTAACGCTCCCAAAATATTAAGTAAAGTTGAACTAAACAAACTTGGTGGTTCTTTCAACAGTTCTAGCTCAGGTGTACATTTATTGGTTTCAAATGATGTCAGTTTAAGGAACCATCAATTAGCATTTGGTGCATCAAACGTATTAAACAATCTGAACATTGCAATAGACAATGCTTTTTTACAAGTTACTGAAATTATTAACAATCTTACAGATGAAATTGATTTAGTAGAGAGCAGCATACTTGACTCTACTTTTGATAAAGAAACCACTGACTTCTTGAAACACACTTTGGTTCCTTCAAAATCTACTATGTCAGCCCCAGATACATCTTTCGGAGTATTCTTGGGATATTCAATTTCATTAGACGGAACCGATAGCCTAAATAATATAGACTTCGCTAATCATATGAAAAACAGAATGCAAGCTGATATCTTATCTGTTATACCATATATTCAAAGCAAGATTTCAACATTAGGGTTAAGCGGTTATTCATTTTACTTTTATGTGCTTCCATTGATAGATGCTGAAGATGATAAAGATACTATAATGAACTCCTCTTTGGGGGTGGAATAAATGATAAAACCAAGAAATCTTACGCTGGGTGAGGAAATATTCGCTGATATTGAATCAAATGAATATTTACAAGAAATCTTTTCTAATATCACATACAACTATACATTGAAATTATTCGATGGCATCAATAAAACACCAAAAGAAATAAATATTAACGATGCTCTACGATTTGCTGATTTATTATCAAAATCAACATACAAAGAAGAACATAGAGAGTTAGCACAACAAATAATCGCAATATTATACTTCCTTTATCCAAACGATAAGAAAATAGATCTCTTTGCACATTCAATCCTTCAGGTAATTGGTAATTATAGAGGTTTGGAATTGTTACAAGGGGAGCAAAATAATATTTCATTTTTCGACGAAGTTTACTCTAAGTTCGATAAAAAATATCTAGCAATTCCATATCAGGAAGGAATGTATTTTTTTCATCCACAAAAAGCGATTTATGATAGGTTAAATGAAGAATCTTTCAGTTATTCCGGACCAACTTCTCTTGGAAAATCATTTTTATTAAGAACTTTCATAAAAGATAAAATTATAAATGGTTATACTGGCAATTTTGTTATTTTAGTGCCAACAAAAGCATTAATTAGTGAAATAACAAAAAGTGTAATCAATGACCTTAAAGATTTTCTAAATGAGAAAGATTATGTTGTTATTAATTCTTCTGGCGCTCTCGCACTTAAAGATGAGCATAAATACATATTTATCCTAACACCAGAAAGAATGCTATACTTATTGATTTCATTCCCAGCAATAAATATTGATTATCTATTTATCGATGAAGCACACAAGATATCCACTGATGATGAACGTAGTGCATTTTACTACAAAGTAACAAGTATGCTTAGTAGTAGAAATCATAAAACAAACGTAGTTTTCGCAGCACCAAATATTCCTAATCCTGACGAATATTTGAAGCTATTACCTGAATCAAATAATTCCGATAGCAAATCATTAATTACCTCATACTCCCCTGTGAGTCACATCCAGTATTTGGT